AGATCAACATACTCTTTATTCTTCCAAAGTTCTTCATTCATTATTTCCTTGACCTCCTCCTCTTCCACGATTTGTCTTACGACTCTCTGCTTTATAGGAACCATCGGATTGCTTAGACGCATCAGATTTAGAACCTTTGGGTATACCTAGTGCAGCTCTAGCTTTACTATGTTGTCTTTTATATGCTTTAGAATGGGCGTATTTACCGCCAGGACTATTATCTCGTACATGCTTAGCACGAGATTTAGCATTAGTTCTATACGTTTGCGTTGATGACTTTGCCATACATTCTCCGTTTTACGAGTTCAGGGTCTACTTTAGGTATTACATTTGCAAGCTTATCTAAAGGACTACCTTCGTAAGCAATACCGCTTATATCATTAGTTTTTAACCAGTCACAAGCGGCTTTTAAGTCTTGAGTTGTAGCAGTGCCACTTCTGACTCGTTGTAGAAATTCTTCTGTGACAAGGCTATGTAATTCGTTGAACTGGTCTTCAGTGGCTTTCTTCATTAGGTAAATAGTTTTTCTTTTACAATTTTCAATGCCTGATCATCAAGTTTGTTATCAGTTCTAGCTACATATGCTTCTAGTAAATCTACTACAAGTTTCTTCACTGAATCTGACTTCAAGAAGGCGAAAAGGATGGGCTTGATTAATACGATCATTATTCTTTAGTGGTAGTGGTTTTCTTTTCAGTTTCTTTTTTAACAGGAGCTTTTGCTTTAGCTTCCTTTTCTTTTGCTATTTTATCTGATAGTGTACTCATGTTACAAATTTCTTTAGGTTTAGACCATGGGTTATACCATGGCTTAGGTGGTAATTTACATTTAAGCACTTTAGCTTGTGCTTTAGTCCATGCAGAGATAGGAATGACATCACTACACATATGATATACACGGCTGCCAGGAAGCAACATAAAACCTTTTTGTTGAAGGTTAGCGCATTCCTTGGCTCTAACTAGTTCATAATCTAGAGCCATTTTAGCTTCTTGGCGAGCTGCTATTGATTTACATCGTTCAACAATAGAACCATCTAATGGAACCATAAAATTAACTTGGAAACCCCAGTTTTCGGCTACTGTGTAGCTAGATTGATCCATATTCTCATCGAATGGTGTAGTATGATTTCCCATATAAAATGGGGAGAATGTCATAGTACTACCATTACAACTAATATTCGGACCCATTATTTGCCTTGAGGGTGCTCCATTGTTTTGAAATTGTACAGCTTGGTTTGTAACGTTACCAGTAGCAGCAGCAACTGGATTAGAGGTATTCTGTACTTCTGGTTCTGCATAAGCAGGAGCTATTGAGAGAAGACAGAGAGCGAGGTAGTAGTAGCAGTAGTTTCGATTGTTCTTTCGATTTCCTGTGTTTCTAGTACTTGAGTTGCTGCTCTTGTTATTATTTCTAGAGTGAATGGATCTCCTACTGTATGGATCGTGAATACTGAATCTGAATCTACTATTCCTCCAGAAGTTGCTGAAGTGTGTGTAATATTCTCTCCAGTCCATTTTGATTGAACTGAACCATACTTGGTGATCGTTATGTCTTCTTCTATATCCTGTTGAGTGGTTGTTGTTGAATTCATCGACCCTTGGGTGAATTGTGGGGTCACTAATTCGGCTCTCGCTACCATGGGTGATGCTAGTAGGAAGAGTAATAGCCATTTGTTCATTCTTCCTTTTTCTTTACCATAGGACAGTTGACGGGTGTTCCATTACCCTTATCTTTAGAATTACCAGTAGCCAAGCCAAAAGTGGCTAGAGCTCCAGTAAACACCGATGCCACGAACGTGATATCTGAGTTACCAGATTTCTTAACCATAGGTATTTCTACGTAGTTTAACGTTATAATAAAGCCACTCCAAACAACTACGCCAAGTCTTACGAATGTGCCTAGAATTTGGATTTGGGCTTCTTGATCCTCTATTCCTTCTTTAAGTTTTCCGAGGAGTCCTTTTTTGTCTTCCTGTTTTCCTTCCATTTGTTAACTTTAGCTTGCAGTTGTTTTTGAACTTTCTTCTTAATAGGTTCAAATAAAGATTGAGTGATAGAGGTGGTTGCCACTGCCACTACTGCTGTTGTTACAGCTGTTACCACTACCGCTGTTTCAGGTATTGGCATCTGTATATCTAATACAGGTATCTGTAACTTGGGTGGTTCAGGTTCCTCAGTCGTAGGTTCCGCCTCAGTGTCCTCAGGACGCTCCAAATCGGCTGGGGGTACGATCATAGGTTTATAGGCTGGAACGTCCGCTGTAGGCGGTCTGAAGTACATCTGAGGGATATCTAATGCCTTGGGTAGGTCAGCACTAGGTATATCTATCATCCTATTGCTGTAATACCAATACAGGGTATAGAGAATTGTGAGCTGACAGCTGCATCCCAATAATAAGTTTCATGGAATTTTGGTTCTGAAGAAGTGTTATATTCTCTCCATTGTAACTTAATCTCTTTACCACTTGACCATGAAGCTACACGACCTACATTTGCATCTGCTGAACCGCCAATATTAAATCCCCATTTAAAATGAATCCTATTACCATCATATAAATATTTATAGTGAGTTTGCCTTGCATAAACTACTTCAGCACCAGCTAAAAATAGTTTCATATGCCACATTGGAGTTGAATCTACTCCAGAACTATGGAAGTTAAAGTCATAAATAACTTGAGTTGCTCCTGAAGGGGGTGTATATGTAATAGGAGAACCAGTTAAATCAGCATATGAAGTAGTTCCAGTCATTGCTGATGAGACATTAGGAACAGTAACATTACCAGCACTTGTAGCGATTACTGATCCATCGCAAGGGGTATAGAACTGTTCCAATACTATTCGTTGGCATCCATTCTGTTTGGTAGCAATAAGATCAGCACCAACAGTTACATTACCAGTATCTGTAAGTACAAGGTTATTCGTACCTGAATTACTCCCATGAGTAATATTCGTTGTTTTTATTGTACTCATTATGCTGCTCCTATTGCTGTGATTCCAATAGAGGGTTTAGTAACAAAATCAGTTACATCTGCACCATCCCAATATCTAATTTGATGAGCGAAACTATCATTACTAGAACTATAATCTCTGATTTGCCATTTAATTTCTTTCCCAGAAGTCCAATTAGCAACACGACCAGTAGCGGCAACTGCACTACCTCCTATATTGAAACCCCATCTATAAGTACAATAGGTGTTACCACTTTGTGGTACTTCTTCTAATTTTCTAGCATCTGTTACTTCAACTCCTGCAAGCATAAGTTTTATATGAGTGAAAGCAGGAGAATCATGTCCGACAAGCATATATTGAAATTCATAAATAACTTGAGTCGTACCTGTTGGAGGTGTGTAAGTAATAACTGATCCAGTTAAATCTGTATAACTTTCTGGAACATCTATCGCTGCTGTCACGTTTTGAACAGTAATATCACCTTGACTTGTAGCGATAGTTGAACCATCACATGGAGAGAAGAACTGTTCTAATACTTGAATTGATGACGGATAGGTACTTGTTTTTATAACACCATTACTAGAATCATCAGGTAATGTAAGTGTTCTATCTGCACCACCTGCTGTACTAGCAGGAGCATCTATTGATACGCTTCCTGATGAGGAGCCGTTTAGTTTTAATGTCATACTGCTATCTCCGTTAAAGTTATTGTACTTGCACCTGGAGAATTATGTGAAGTATTAGTATCAACTTTTGTGCAGTTTATACCATAACCATAACTAGCAGAACTGGTCATACCTCGTCCTTTATAAGTAATTGCACCAGAAGACCAATCACCAGGTACGGTATCAAGATAAATATAAGTAAAAACAGGAGATGCGTAATCACTACTCCTTACATTCCACCAAACATTATCAATAAAAGTTCCTTGATCTGCATCTCCACCAGGTAAAGTTGTACCATCTCTTTGAAATTCACCTAAGAAAGAATGATTATTAGTCTTACTAACACATAATGATGCTTGAATTAAAATTTTATTGCTTGCTGCAGTTGGGGTAATATTTAATGTAAAACCAGGTATATCTTCATAAGAAGTATTGGTTTTAATACTGTGTGTATCATCTGTCATTGATACTACTTGTATCACTGAACCAGCTGGCATTGCCGCTGTTGCTACTGCTTTCGCATTACTGATACCGCCTACAGAGAGACCTGTAACAGTACCGCTTCCATTTATTACTATAGGCATTATACTATTGTCCAGGTTTCACCAGCACCTACAGTAACCGTGACTGAATTGTTTATAGTCACGGGACCAAAGGTTCCAGCGTTGTAATTGTCTGTTATGGTGTAATTCTGAGTTACGGTTTGACCATTCTCCCAGAATATTTTATCTGAACCAGCACCTGTAGCACCAGCTGCAGCATCTCCCCATGAGAGATCTGTACCATCAGATACTATAGTTTGTCCATTAGACCCAACTGTTAAAGCTGTAGGATTTCCAGAAGCATCACCATAAATAATCTTACCTCTAGCAAGTCCTGCCATCTTAGCAAGGGTTACTTGGTCATCTGCTATATGAGCTGTATCGATAGATCCATCATTATAATGTTCTGAATCTATACCATCATCAGCAATTTTTGATTCTTCAATAACATCAGCTGGTAACCCCAGAGCTGTTACTTGTGTTAAAGCCATTAGTTTGGTACCTCCTTAATACCTATTGCTTTCTTTTCATCCAGTGTTGTTAGTCTTAACCAAGTTGCTGGATATTTGATTCCTCTTGATGTAAAAGGTTGATCAAGTGGTATGGTTTTACCGTCTATAATAAATTTTGTCTTCATCGTGCATTAGAGTATTTAAAGGGTGATTCAGCGAAAGCCATATATAAATATGTATAATTATTCGTATTTATAGTCCCATCACTACCTCTCATTTTAATACCATTACAAGTAAAATCTAACCGTCTAGCAGTAGTAGAATTATTTTCTTCTGCAGTATTATTAGGTACTAACATATGATGAACATAGTTATCAGGATCTCTTGCAGCATCAAATACGTTCCAATTTTCTGCGTTTGATGTACATTTAATTAATAGAAAAGCAGGTTTAAATCCTGTATAAATAAAGGGTCCATCTGAATTTCCATTACCTGTATATATTCCAAGTTTTGAATATCCTGCCACTGATGTCCATAAATAAGCAATATAATTCTTAGAAGACGCATTAGATTCTGCATGTGTTCCTACTGAAAATACAGAAGATGTAGGTAAGGTTGCAGGGAATACAACTGTTTGAGAACTAGCTGCATTATTTTTAGTTCCCCAATACAACGTATCGCTTCCTGTTCCTACAATACCACTTATTGAAACTGGTACGGATGCACCATCAGTAAGATTTTTTACTACGATTAATTCAGGTGCAACACCTAAACTATGTGAGACTGTTGTAGCAGATCCAGTTCCAGTATATGCAACAATATCAAAACCTGCTGTTGCTGATTCTTTCCAGTTATAAGCAATATATGTAGCACCTGTACCACTATCAACCCAGTTATAATTAGCATTACCATTACCAGCACCTGCACTTCCTGTATTATAAGTAAAGCCACCAGTACCAGGTGTTATGTAACCGTAAGTAGCACCATCTTCTGTACCTTCAGCTGTATGAGCATTTAATAATGTCTCCTTACCTGCAGTGACACCTCTAACTGAATCAAAAGCACCCCAATGTCCAGCATGTACTGTTCGAGTTTTAAGTATATGTAAATCAGGATTAAAATCTAAACCGTCTATCAGTCTAGTACCTACAGCATCATTACCTGTCCAAAGTAAAGCACCATAATAATCAGTACCTTTTTTAATTATTGGTTCAGGTAATGCATTTGCTGCATTTATAGCTTTAAAGTCTGTTGGTGGTGTATAACTAAAT